AATTCACTCATTAGAATGTTATCTAGATAAGGGGAAAGTTATGCCAATGGTCGGAAAAAAGAAATTTGCTTACACAGAAAAAGGTAAGAAAGAAGCTAAAGAATACGCTAAAAAGTCAGGTAAAAAAGTAGCAGCTAAACCAGCTAAAAAAGGAATGAAGAGTGGCTACTAAAACTGGACTTTATGCAAATATCGCAGCAAAGAAAAAACGTATTGCTCAAGGCTCTGGCGAGAAGATGCGTAAGGTAGGATCTAAAGGTGCACCTACAGCTAAAGCTTTTAAAGAGTCTGCAAAGACAGCTAAAAAGAAATGATTAAGAAGGGTAAGGAAACGTTTTCTGGTTATAACAAACCTAAAGCCACGCCTAGCCACCCTACTAAATCACACGCTGTATTAGCTAAATCTGGCGACAAAGAAAAGCTTATACGTTTTGGACAAAAGGGTGTAAGTGGTGACAAAACAAATACAGATAGAGCAAAGTCTTTTAAAGCAAGACACGCTAAAAACATAGCAAAAGGTAAGATGAGTGCCGCATATTGGGCTAACAAAGTAAAGTGGTAATTTAACAACTAGGAGGCGATGACCCTATATGGAGTCGCAAAAAACTTTAGATACTGGGTATAGACCACGAGTCCCCCAAAAACTGATACACAATGCAGTCAAAGATCATAGGTTTGTGGTAGTCGTAGCACACAGACGTATGGGAAAAACTGTATCTGCTATTAATCAACTTATACATAGTGCACTTACCTGTACAAAAAAAGAACCTAGATACGCATATGTAGCTCCTACATACAATCAATCTAAACGTATTGCATGGGACTATCTTGTAAACTATACAAGACCTCTAGGTGCTAAAGTAAACATTGCCGAACTTCGTGTAGACTTTATGGGTAGACGTATCTCACTTTATGGTGCAGATAACCCTGACTCACTTCGTGGTATTTACCTCGATGGTGCAGTTATAGACGAAGTAGGTAATATCAATCCATCTGTCTTCAGTGACATTATCCGACCTGCGTTGACAGACCGACTAGGTTTCTGCGTTGCTATGGGTACGCCCAAAGGCAACAATCACTTTAGAGGGTTGCGAGATAGAGCCGCTGAAGGACAAGGATGGAAACTATTAGAGTTTAAATCTTCAGATACTAAACTACTAAACGAACAAGAATTAACAGCAGCTCGCCTTGAAATGGGTGAAGATAAGTTTATGCAAGAGTTTGAGTGTAATTTTAACTCTCCTGTAGAAGGATCTTACTACTCTAAACTTATAAATGAAATAGAAGAAAAAGCACACATGACGGAAATACCTCGTGATGACTTGTGTCGTAATTACACAGCATGGGACTTGGGTATGTCTGATTCTACAGCTATATGGGTAGCCCAACTTACAGGCAAAGAAATAAGACTTATTGATTATATGGAAAATCATGGTCAAGGATTAGATTATTATGTGTCATGGTTAAGAGATAACGACTATGCACATTTTACTCACATACTTCCACATGACGTGGAGGTAAGAGAATTAGGCACAGGCAAATCTCGTAGGGAAACTTTAGAAGATGCAGGTCTCAATATTGTAACTGCTCCTCGCCTCAATGTTGCTGATGGCATACAAGCAGTAAGAAGAATAATTCCTAGATGTTGGTTTGACCCAAAAGCAAAACAAGGTTTAGATGCTCTTCGTAACTATCGTAGACACTATGATGAAAAAAGAGCTGTATTCCATGATAGACCATTACACGATTGGTCATCACATGCTGCTGACGCATTTAGATACCTAGCAACAGGCTTGGATGAGAGTCCAGCAGAAGAGTGGAATAAACCTATTAACGTAAACACTAAATGGATAGTTTAATGGATATTAACAAATTAAAAAGCATTATCGAGTCTGAAATTGATGATTCTATTGGCTATGTTGAAACAGACACAGTTGCAGAACGTCAAGAAGCACTTGAATACTATCTTCGTGAACCATATGGTAACGAAGTAGAAGGTAAATCACAAATTGTTACTGGTGAAGTAGCAGAAGTTGTAGACGGAGCATTACCTCAACTTATTCGTGTATTTACATCTACAGACGGTGTAGTTGAATTTCAACCTGTAAACGATGGTGACGAACCTTTTGCACAACAAGCAACAGAATATTGTAACTGGGTATTCTATCGTGATAATGATGGCTTCTTAATTCTACATAATTGGTTTAAAGACGCACTATTACAAAAAACTGGTATTGTAAAAGCGTATTGGGATGAAAAGATTGACGTTAATAAAGAAACTTATGAAAACTTAAGTGACGATGATCTCATGATGCTTATGCAAGACGAAGATCTAGAGGTCGTAGCACAAGAAACAGAAGAAGAAATTAACGAAGTCACTGACCCAATGACAGGTCAAGTATTCCAAAATATTACTCGTGAACACAAAGTTAAAGTAAAACGCACTAAAAAAGATGGTCGTGTGGTTGTTGAAAACGTACCACCAGAAGAATTTCTTATTTCTAAACGTGCTAGAACTATTCAAGACTCACCATTCGTAGCTCACCGTAGAATGATGACTCGTTCAGAGTTAATTGCAATGGGATTCAAAAAAGATATTGTTGAAACTTTACAATCTGGCGATACTTTAGAGTTTAGTCCAGACAGAATTGCTCGTTACTCTCGTGGTGAACAACCTAATAGCATGGGTTCACAAGATGAATCTATGGAAGTCGTAGAAGTTTACGAATGTTACATAAAAGTTGACTACAATAATGATGGCATTGCTGAATTAAGACGTGTTGTTTACGCTTCTAACGAAGTTTTAGAAGATATGGAGTGTGATTACATCCCATTCCACTCACTTTGCCCAATTCCTATCCCACATAAGTTCTACGGACAGTCTTTAGCTGATCGTGCATTAGATTTACAACTGATTAAGTCTACTGTTTTAAGACAAATGTTGGATAACCTCTACTTAACAAATAATTATCGTGTTGGTGCAGTAGAAGGACAGGTAAATCTTGATGATTTACTCACATCTACAGCAGGTGGCGTAGTTAGAATGAAGAATCCTAACGCTATTGTACCATTAACTGTACAACCTACTACATCTGGATCATTCCCAATGCTTGAATACCTAGATGGCGTACAAGCAAGACGTACAGGTGTGTCAGATTCACAAAATGGTATAGACCCTAACATCTTACAAAACGTAACAGCCGCTGCTGTGTCAGCAATGTCACAATCAAGTGCAGGAAAGCTTGAATTAATAGCTCGTATCTTTGCAGAAACAGGCGTTAAGAGTCTTTTCAAAGGAATCCTACACCTACTATGCAAATATCAAGATAAAGAGCGTTTGGTGCGTATAAATGGCAAATTTGTACCATTTAATCCTCGTGAATGGAATGACCAATACAATGTATCTATTAACGTAGGTTTAGGTACAGGTACTCGTCAAGAACAATTAACTACTATGCAAATGATCTTGCAAAAACAAGAGCAAATCATTCAGCAATATGGTCTATCTAATCCATTAGTGAACTTAATGCAATATCGCAATACATTAGCCAAGTTTATTAACATGGCTGGTTTCAAAGATGCTGCACAATTCATGAATGAAATTACACCAGAGCAAAATGAAGCACTTTCACAACCTCAACCAGAAAAACTAGATCCTAATACAGAAGCTGCAAAAGTATTAGCTGAAGTTGAACGTGAAAAAGCAGTTATTCGTGCTCAAACAGAAGCTGCTAAACTTGAGTTAGAACGTGAGCAAATGCAATTAGATAATGCTCGCAAAGCATTAGAACTTCAACAACAAGAACTAAAACAAAATACTGAATTAGCTCTTAAACAATTGAAGATTGAAACTGATGCTGCTAATCAAGCAGAACAAACTCGTGGCACTAATACCAAATCTATTGTAGATGCTTTAAATACTATCAACAATATGACAAAAGGAAATAATAATGTCCAATAAAGTAGACGCTATTACTAGCATACTTAATGACGAACATTTTCAAGCTGTAGTTAAAGAGCTACAAGAAAATCAATTACAACGCATCATCTACTCTAATGCAGATCAAACAGATGTGCGTGAACAAGCCTATCAAAGAATAGCTTGTTATAACGAACTTATGTCTTACTTGGAATCAATCGCTAAAACTAGCGAAATTAAAAGTAAAGCATGGAAGATATTTTAGACATTTCTAAAATGGGTAACCTCCCCTAGAGGATTATAGGAAATAAAAATGAGACTCCAGAAGATTCTGGAAGTGGCACGCTTACTGTAGGTCAAGCAGCCAATGCTTTTGAAGGTCTAATGAACACCCCAGCTAACTCTTCGGAGCAATTAGAAGGTGAACAAGAAACTGAACAAGCAGAAGCTCAAGAAGCAGAGCCACAAACTGAAGAAGTAGAAACAGAAGAAGGTGAAGCTGAAGAACAAGAAGAAACCGAAGTTGAAGAAGAGGAACTCCCCCAGACTTTTAAAGTAAAAGCTGCTGGCGAAGAAAAGGATGTCACCCTTGACGATTTAATTAAAGGTTATCAACTTGGTGCTGATTATACAAAAAAAACTACTGAAGTTGCTGAACAACGTAAAGCTGTTGAAGCTGAACGTGCAGCAATTGAGGAAGCCAAGTATGCTCGTGATACATACGCTCAACGTTTGCAAGCTATAGAGCAATTTATAGTCTCGCAATCTCCTAATGAGGATTTAACATACCTCAAAGAAAACGACCCGATAGGCTATGCTGTTAAAGTTGCTGAACTTTCTGAAAAGAAAGAACAACTCAATGCTATAAGAGCCGAACAATACAGAATTGCAGAAATGCAACAATCTGAAAATGCTCGTGCCATGCAAGAAAGAGTTGCACAGGAAGCACAAAAATTAACACAAGTCTTGCCAGAGTTTTCAGACCCAGCTAAAGGCGAAAACCTCCGTAGTGAGATTCGTAATTATGGCAAATCGCTTGGTTTCACAGACGTAGAATTATCTAATGTCTATGACTCTAGGCACGTTGTTACATTACACAAGGCAATGATGTATGACAAACTTCAAAAGTCAAAACCTGCTGTAACGAAGAAAGTTTCTGAAGCACCAAAGATGCTAAAGGCTGGATCGTCTACAGGTAGTAACAACACAGAAACAATTAAAAAACAAAAAGCACAGTTGCGTAACTCTGGAAGAGTAAGAGATGCCGCAGCTTTATTTGAACAATTTTTAGAATAAGGAAAAATCATGGCAACGTATCAAACCTATACCTCTATTGGTAATAGAGAAGATTTGTCAGATGTTATTTATAACATTTCTCCAACAGAAACTCCATTTATGAGTTCTATTGGTAAGACAAAAGCAACAGCAACATATCACGAATGGCAAACTGATTCACTCGCAGCAGCAGCAGCTAACGCTGTAGTTGAAGGTGACACAGCTTCTGACATTACAATTAGTCCAACAACACGAGTAGGTAACAGAACTCAAATCTCATCTAAAACGATTAAGATTTCTGGTACTATGGAAGCAATTAACAAAGCTGGTCGTAAATCTGAAAAGGCTTACCAATTAGCTAAAGTTTCTGCTGAAATTAAACGTGATATGGAAAAAGCACTTTTAAGCAACACAGTTGCATCAGCAGGTAATGCTACTACAGCTCGTACACTTGGTGGTCTACAAACATGGTTAAATTCTAACTACGTTGGTGGCACTAACGGTACTGCTGGTTCATTAGGCACTACAGCTCGTGTATCTGGTACAGACGCAGCTTTCACAGAAACAATGTTAAAAACAGCAGTTAAATCTGCGTTTACAAATGGTGGTAATCCAACAGTTCTTATGACTACACCAACACAAAAAGTAAACGTATCAGCATTTACTGGTGTTGCAGCTCAACGTTATATGGCTACTGGTGACAAACCAACAACCATTATTGGTGCAGCAGACGTTTACTTATCAGACTTCGGCACATTATCTGTTGTACCTAACAGATTTATGACTGCAGATTCTGGTGACAGCGGTGAACAAGCATTTGTTCTTGATCCAGAGTACGCAGCAGTTGCATATTTACGCCCATTCCAAACAAATGAATTGGCTAAATCTGGTGACGCAGATGTAACTCAACTTTTAGTAGAATACACACTAGAAGTAAGAAATCAAGCTGCTCACGCAATTATTGCTGACTTGGCAGAGTAATAAAGGTTTAATGGAACTTTATCCATTATTGAGTGCAGAGGTGATAGGTCATGCCTACACCTCTGTTATTCTTTTTATAGTGACATTTTAATATGAAACCAATAACATTTAGAACAAGCGTTGTTCATGATACTGATAGTGGTTTAGTTATTGAAACTAGACAAGACATTACAGATATTATAGATAGTAATTACAACCAAAGAAAACATACAGATAAACACACTCGTTGGGGTGATGATATATTTGATAACAAGATAGCTAGTATTCCTATGACTGTCTTTGACGAATTAAACAAAAGAGGTATTGTGCGTGGATTCCATGTCATAGACCAAAAAGCATTTAGAAAATTTCTTAATGACCCAGATAACAAAGTGTTTAGAACACGAGAAGGCACAGTATAATGGCATTTACTAATTACACAGACCTAAAAGCTACAGTAGCTGATTACTTGGCTCGTAGTGATTTAACAACACAAATCCCAGATTTTATTCAATTAGCAGAAAATAGATTAAGACGTGATCTTCGTGCAAGATTTATGCTTAAAGTTGTTACTACTACCACAACAGCTGGTGATAAAACAGTTGCACTCCCTAGTGACTTTTTGGCTATGCGTGGGTTATATTTGCAAACTACACCTGTATCTACTATTGAATATTTAAGCAATCCAAGTTTCTTTACTAACGCCAGAACAACAGAATCAGGCGTACCTACAAAATATACAGTATTAGCAGCAGAATTTCAATTTGCACCTATTCCAGATTCAACATACACATTAAATATGCTTTATTATGCAGCACCGCCATATTTAAGCTCATCAGTTTCATCTAATGTATTTTTAGCTAATTGCCAAGATTTATTGTTATACGCAACATTAGGTGAGGCAGAACCATATCTTATGAATGACGCAAGAGTGCAAACTTGGGCTGCATTATATGATAGAGGTGTAAATTCATTAACAGCAGCAGATGATTCTAGTGAGTACACTGGCAATCTTTCAATTACAACAGCATAAGGAAAAATCATGGCAGAAATGAGTAATTATTTAGAGAACGCACTTATAAATGCAACTCTACGCAACACATCATATACATCACCAACAACAGTTTATGTATCACTATGGACTTCAAACCCTACAGACGCAGGTAGTGGTACAGAAGTAAGTACATCTGGCACAAGTTATGCTAGAACAGCAGTTACATTTGGAGCACCTTCAGATGGTGCATCTACAAACAATGCTGACGTTACATTCCCAACAGCAACAGCTTCATGGGGAACAGTTGGTTGGATCGGTATTAATGATGCTTCTACAAGTGGTAATTTACTTTATCACACAGCATTAGATACAGCTAAAGCTATTGACTCTGGCGATATTTTCAAAATAGCTTCAGGTAACCTTTCAGTTACATTAGCGTAAGGATAAATCATGGCTCTAGTCGTTAAAGATAGGGTAAGAGAAACCACTACGACCACAGGCACAGGC